CTACAGCAAACTTATAACAAAGGCTTACGAAGTTATTGATGAGTCTAGTTTGACAAATAATCTTAGTGCAAAAACCCAGGCTATTAAACTTGTTATGGATATTGAAAAATCTAGAATTGAAATGCTTCAAAAGGCTGGTCTACTTGAAAACAAAGAACTCGCAGAAGAAATGGTTGAGATTGAAAGAAAACAAGAAGTCCTTATTGGAATTCTTAGAGATGTTGCTTCAGAGCATCCAGAAATACGTGATTTAATTATGCATAGACTTTCTTCTATTGCAAAAGAAGGGGAAGTGATTACAATTGTCCACGATGTTCAATGAGTTTCTTGATGTTTTAAAAGAAAACCATTTTATTGAAACTCCAGTAGATGTAAAAACCTTTGTTCAGTCTCCTGAATATCTTGGTCAACCACTTCTGTCTGACATTCAATATGAAATAGTAGAGGCAATGAGTCAAATTTATCGCAAAGAAGACCTAATAGAACTTATGGGTCAAGCCGAAGGCTTAAATCATTTCAACAAATATACAAAGAATGAATTAATTTTACAACTTGGCAAGGGTAGTGGCAAAGACTTTATTTCAACCGTAGCATGTGCATATGTAGTATATAAACTACTTTGCCTAAAGGATCCAGCAACATACTTTGGCAAGCCCGCAGGAGACGCAATTGATATTATTAACGTTGCTGTTAACGCACAACAGGCTAAAAACGTTTTTTTTAAAGGCTTTAAAACAAAGATTGAAAAATCTCCTTGGTTTGCGGGTAAGTATAACGCTAAGGCTGACTCAATTGAATTTGATAAGGCAATTACAGTTTATTCTGGTCACTCAGAAAGAGAATCTCATGAGGGTTTAAACCTTCTTATGGCAGTACTTGATGAGATTTCTGGTTTTGCTACAGAAGTAGGTACTGGTAACGAACAAGGAAAAACTGCTGATAACATCTATAAAGCCTTCCGTGGTACCGTAGATTCTCGTTTCCCTGATCTTGGTAAAGTTGTTTTGCTTTCATTCCCCAGATATCAAGGTGACTTTATTTCCCAAAGATATGAAGCAGTTATTGCTGATAAAGAAACTGTTGAGCGTAGACATACGTTTATCATGAACGAAGACTTGCCACACGATGACCCAGGAAATCAGTTTGAAATTTCGTGGGATGAAGATACAATACTTTCATATAAGATACCAAGAGTATATGCATTCAAGAGACCAACTTGGGAAGTTAATCCTACTCGTAAAATAGAAGATTTTAAATTAGCCTTTTACACAGACCTAGGAGATGCAATGATGCGCTTTGCTTGTATGCCAACATATGCATCAGATGCTTTCTTTAAGCAAAAGGATAAACTGGAAAAGTGTATGAATACAAGAAATCCACTAGATCAGTTTAGAAGGTTTGATGAAACCTTTAAGCCAGATGAGAATAAGGTTTATTATATACATGCTGACCTTGCACAAAAGCATGACAAGTGTGCAGTTGCTATTGCTCACGTAGATAAGTGGGTAAACATTCAGGTCATTAAAGATTATGAACAGGTAGCGCCAATTGTTGTAGTGGATGCAGTAGCCTGGTGGGAACCAAGAGCAGAAGGTCCAGTTAACCTATCAGAAGTCAAGCAGTGGATTATGAACTTACGTAGACAAGGATTTAATCTTGGCATGGTTTCTTTTGACCGATGGCAGTCATTTGATATTCAAAATGAGTTGCAAGCAGTAGGAATTAGGACTGAAACTGTTTCTGTTGCAAAGAAACACTATGAGGATTTGGCTATGATGATTTATGAGGAGCGTGTTTCAATTCCCATGATTCCAATCTTGCTTGAAGAAATGTCAGAGTTAAAGATTATGAAGGGCAACCGTGTTGATCACCCCCGTAAAAAATCTAAAGACTTGGCAGATGCTGTATGTGGAGCCGTATTTGGGGCTATCTCTCACACAGCAAAGACTAATAATACAGAAATAGATGTCCATACCTGGAGTTCTGCAACACGACTTGCACAAAAACAAAGGGATATGGTAGAATTGGATAATCGAGAAATGCCTAACGATGTTAAGGATTTCCTCGATAAATTCAACTTAATATAAACAAACAAACAAGGAGAAAGATGAATTCATTTAAGAAAATCGCTCTAGGACTCGCTGCAGCAATGTCCTTTGGCGTACTATCGGCACTTCCGACAAGTGCTGCTGTGATTGCACCTACACTAACGATTGATTCTGCTACAGACTCAATTCTAGTTGGTGAAACTGCAACAGCAGTAGTTACACTGTCATTTATTTCAGAAACAACAGCAGATACAGCAACCGTGCTTTCTGCTATGTTTGCACAGCCATCAACGGCTAACAAGTCAGCAACAATTACATTGCTAGAAACATCAACAGCAACTGTAGCAATTGCTAACACTAATCTTTCAGCAGATGTTAACTCAACTGTTAATACTCCAGGATATGTAACTGCAAAGTTTACAGTATCTTTGGTTGCTCCATCAGTTGCAGGTACATACGAGGCAAGAATTATTACAACTCGCCCATCAACTGGTCCATCAGTTGCATGGACAGTAACAGTAGGGGCTGGAGACACAGTTCCATCTGCTTCAACAACAACTTCAATTCTTAATAGAGGTGAAGTGATTACTGCTACAGCAGATGATTCAGTATTTGCGCCAAAGGCAGCAGCAACAGATGCAGCAGCAGTTATTGTTATTGCACAAAAGAATGCAGCAGGCAGAGCAACTTCAGAGTCGCTTCTTGCTACAGTAACTGGATCAGGAGCAATTGGATATGGCACAAATGCCACAACAATGTCACTTCTTGGTCGTTCAGTTGTTATCCCTTCAGGAAATTACATTGGCGTATTTGCTGACGGTACTGCAGGAGTTGGAACAATTACAATTACAACACTTACAGGTACAGTACTTGCAACAGAGAAGGTAACATTTTATGGAGATATTGCTACAATCGAAGCAACTCCAGTCAAGTCTGTTATTGCACTTGGTGCAAACACAACTACAGTTAAGGCAGTAGCAAAGGATGCTTCTGGCGTAACAGTTGGAGCAGGAACACTTAATGCTTTCTCAAGCAATATTGCAACAGTATCTGATTCAGGTACAGCAGCAACAATTGTTAATGGTGAGGCAGTATTTACTCTTACTGGTGTTAAGGCTGGAGATGTTGCAGTTACAATTAAGTCTGGAACAATCTCTTCTAACTCAGTTGCAGTACGTGTAGAGTCACCAGCAGCAACTGTAAAGTTGGCTTTTGACAAGGACACATATCTTCCAGGAGAAGCAGCAACTATTAGAGTAACAGTTCTTGATGCAGCAGGTCTTCCATTATCTGGAAAAACACACTCTGCTCTATTTGCAACAGGTGGAATTACTTCAACCTATGCATTTGGTTCAGGTTCAGATGTTCTTACAGCAACATCAGTTACAACTGATACTGATACAGTTAAGTCATATAAGGTATTTATGCCATTGACAGAAAACACTGTAACAATTTCAGCAACTGGTGGAACCTCACTTCCTTTGGCTGGACAGGTAGCAGTATCTGCAACAGCGAAGGTATCAAACTCTTCTTCTAGCACAAACGCTACTCTTGCAGCATTAGTTGCACAGATTACCGCAATGCAGGGAATTTTTGATAGCCTTAAGGCAGAAGTTACAACACTTAAGGCTGATAAGGCAGCAGCAGATGCTAAGGCAATTGCTGATCGTGCTGCTTTTGTAAAGCAGTATAATTCTCTTGCAACTAAATGGAACAAGAAGAATCCAAAGTCTAAGGTTGCACTTCTTAAGAAGTAAAACTTTATAAATTAGGGGGTTAGCCAAGTGCTAACCCTCTTTTTTATTTCAACAAAATGATATAATAAGACTATCAAACATCGGAAAGGATGTGCCCTCTATCGAAAAGATCCTACTAAAAAGTGGGGTAGTTGCTTTTTTGGTGGGTTTGTGGTTTATCCTATCTCCAATTAGCCAAGCACATGCAGATGAAACTGTAACAAATCAAGTATCTTCATCTGATACATCAACGGCAACAATAGATTCTTCTTCAACAGTTATAGTGCATACATCTGTAGAAAGTGCTACAGCCATAATTGAGGTAGCACAGGCTACAATTACTCAGGCTGAAACTACCACGGCAGTTATAGAGACCCAAGCAACAGCCATTACAAGCCCTACAGAGACCATTACAGCCACTATCACACAGGCTCAGACCTCTATAGTACAGGCTCAAACAGTAGTAGATAGTGCTACTGTGGCTGTCAATAATGTTACATCTGCTCAGAATTCCCTGGCTCAAGCGGTAGAAACTCAAACAGTAAGATCAGGCATAGTAGCCACAGATTCAGCCACAGTAAGAACCTTGACAGACAGTATGACAGTTCTAAATAGTCAGATTGATAGCCAGACAGCAATAGTTTTATCTGATAGCGCTACAGTTCTTTCTCGCCAAGAGAGTGTTACTGCAATTACAAACCAAATAGCATTAGAAGGTGCTGGTAATCCAAGAACCACAGACCTTCCAAAAGATGATGACTGGGCTTTTAGAATGGAACTTCCGTATGCCCTTCGTCATGGAGATCAAACCTACACAGATGTTTATATTGCTACAAATGGTTTGATATCTTTTGGTACCCCACAAGGTTGGGGTGGTAATGCTCCAGCAGTCTATATTAATTTTCGTGACTGGTGGAATATGGATGCTAATACATATGTCAGATACTCTACAACAATTAACTCGTTATTAGTTGAGTGGAATGTAACACCATTTGCAACATATTCATCTAGCACACCAACTACTTATATGACATTTGACGCTGATGTAAACCCTATTACTGGTGAATGGATTGCAGGTATTGCATCAACTGGTTTACCAGGTAATAATACAAACTATCCAGTTCAAGTTAATAAAGTTATAAATAATCAACTTCAAACTTCAGTTGTTCCAATAACAGTTCAGCAAAATTCTGGTAATACATTTAATTTTACGGCTAATATAACTAATCCTAACTATACTGCATATGTTCCTGCACCACCAAATACAAATCTTGCTGCACAACTAACAACTGCACAGTCTAATCTGTCTGCAGCACAGTTGGCTCTTACAGCAGCACAACAGACCCTTGCTGGATTAATGTTAGATAAAACTGCTCTACAGTCTCAAATTACAGCAGCACAACAAGCATTACAAACAGCACAAGCAAACCTAACAACAGCAAATCAACAGGTAGTTTATTGGCAGGGACAAGTTGAAACAGCAAAGTCTCAATTAGATTCAGCAATTATTCTTGTAACTCAATCTGTAAATGCAATGTCTTCATCTATTAATGCAGCAGATGCTCTTGTAGATGCAACACTTGCTGCAGAAGAATCAGTTAGACAGGCAGCAGCCAGAGCAGAAGCAGAAAGACAAGCAGCAATAGCAGAAGCAAGTGCTAGAGCAGCAGAGGCTGCAGCAGCCCGTGCCCAAGTAGAAGCAGCAGCAGCACAAGCAGCAGCACAAAAGGCTGAGGCAGATCGTATAGCAGCAGAAGAGGCTGCAGCGCAGGCAGAAGCAGAGGCACAACAGGCAGAAGCGGATAGAATTGCTGCAGAAGAAGCAGCACAAAAGGCAGAAGAAGAAGCACAGGCTCAAGCAGAAGCAGAAGCCAAGGCTGAGGCTGAAAGATTAGAAGCAGAGGCTGAAGAAGCAAGACAGGCTGAAGAAAATGCTAAGGCTGAGGCTGCAGCCAAGGAAGCGGAGGCAGAGGCTGCTAGACAAGCAGAAGAAGATGCTAAAGCAGAGGCAGAGGCAAAAGAAAAAGAATTAGAAGAAGCAAAGGCTGAAGAAGAAGAAGCACAAGAAAAAGAAGAAGAATTAAAAGAAATACTTGAAGAAGCAAAAGACGGAAAAGAATTAACTGAAGAACAAAAAGAA